TCCTTAGTTTGCGCTGTCTGCCGCAAATGTCATTGCCGCAGTCGGTGTGACACCATTCAGACCGATAGCGACGAAACCTTCAGCGATAACCGGCTGACCATCATAACGAGCTGTTCCCTTCATGACTGTCTGATCCTGAAGGAAGCGAACATGCTCAGATGTGGCGAACTTCGCGCCAGCACGCTCAGCGAGTGTGTACAGGTCAAAGTAACCGCCGATGATGACATTGTCCGGGATGAAGTTCAGGACTTCGATGATGCCACCTACGACCGGCATGCGGTCAACGACACCGGAAACGAGTGTACCAGCCGCTGTAACAGCGACGGTGTTAGCCATCAGCTCAGTGTATGTGGTCTCGTTCATGACCCATACTTTCTCGCCACGGCTGTACTTGCCCTTAGCCGCACCGAAGTTCTTGACAATGGTAGCAATCAGATCCTTGTCCTTTACGGATGCCGCAATGGACTTGATGTTGGTGGTGTGCAGGTCTGCCCAAGGACGAGCAGTTGCCGGATATGTCGCCGGAGCTTCAGTCTGTGCCAGACGTGTAACGATGCCGAGCGGCATACGTGTGCCGGTTCCGTACAGAATTGCCTTATCGAGTGCAAGACCGATTGCCTGTCCGATTGCTGTCAGGATCTCTGATGCAAGTGCGATGTCGGAGTCCTCAAGGTTAGCGTTGCATACTGCAAAGTATCCGCCGACCTTCCAGCAGTTTACTTCCTCATCGAAGAATGACAGGTCAAGCTCGTTGAGGTTAGCACAGCAATCTGTCCAAACAGCTTCAGGGATAGCACCCATAACGAGCATTCTGCCTTCACCAGCAACGCTTCTGACGAATACGTGCTTATAGAGTTTGGAATACTCCATGATGTTTTCTCTGATGAGTCCAAGCATTACCTCAGGGATTGTCAGGCCTACGTTTGTGAGTGCTCTCTTCTCCTTGATGCAGGTTCTTACTTCACCGAGGAATCCCTTAACATCCTCTCTTGCGAAGAACATATCTCTTTCCTGTGAGTTCATGTTGAAGAACTTTCTTGTCTCCATGATTTTGGTTTCCTTTCTTTTTTCTTCCTTTACAGGTTCAGGCTTTGCCTCGTCCTGTTCGATAGCTTCAAGTTCAGCCTCGAGTCCTCTGATCTCTGCATCGAGGTCAGCCTTTGCGGATTCGTGTTCGGTCTGCTCTGACTCGAACTTCTCGATTTCCTCAGCGACCGCATCTCTCTGCTCTTCGGTCTCTACCTCTTCGATGGCTGATTCAAGCTCTGCCTTTCTTGCCTCGAACTCAGCGTCTCTCTTTTCAAGTTCGGCAAATGCCTTGCGCTTGTTGTCGAGGTCTTTCTTGAGCATGAGTACTTTAAGTGCCATGTCTTGATTCCTTTCTTTGCATAAAAAATGGAGCCTGTTTAGACTCCTTTCTTCTAGGCTCTAGTCGAGCCTTTCTTTCTGTGAATTGAAATGTAATACTTCCATAGTTGTTGATATGAGTTATGGCTCTAATTAATTTCTTGTTTTGGATATCCGTCTGCGCTTGTAGCCTTATAATTAGAAATGCCCGCAACAACTCGATATTCGTTTCCATAACCGTTCACATTATTAATCAATGTTTGCTGATACAGACCTGCTTCGGCGTTACTGCCATCGAGTACAACATTCGGAAACGCATCATATATCTCTTGCCAAGTCTTATCGAGCGTATCGCCGTTAAGCCTAACAATTAACGGCTCAGTACCCCCACCACTATTTGCGGAAGCCTTCGGTCCGATGTAATCTTTTAACCAATGTCCATGCATTGTTATTCTCCTTTCAGTTTCAGACGAAGTTCCGACCTGTACAGTTCTGCCTGTCTTCTCTTCGCCTCTTCAAAGTCTTTTTCTCTTGCCTGTATAACAGTTTCCTGATATGCAGGAAAACTACAGCAGCTGCACTCGTAGAGTGGGAAAACCTTCTTGATTGTCCAATGCACATCACCGTTTTCAAGGAATTCGGTTTCCTCTTCTGCGATGTCAAATCCAATCGAGCAACCGTCCACGTCACCACGCTTTACCCTCTCATACAGGTCTACTGCTGAAGAATCGTTCGGATTGATTCTTATGCTCCCCCATAATCCGTGGCTGTCCTCTTTGACTTCAAAAGTTCCTGCCTTTGTTCGTCCGAGTACCAGCGTTGTGTCATGATTGACGAGTGCCCTAATGTCTCCGCTGACAGCGTCCGTAAACGCTCCAGGTGCTATCGACTCACTCATGCCAGGTGCTATTTCGTAGTTGCTATTGAAAACCGCAAAATAACCCTCTATAACGAGAGCATTTTCCGTGTCCTCACGTGTTGTGAAATTTGTGCAGACCATCCTTGTCTGTCTGCTACCGAGTCCGTCTCTGTTCATTCTCATACTCCCTTTCAAGTTTCAGCTTACAGAACGCTGCTGCATCCGTCTGATGATACCTGCCGTTGCATGAGCAATACCTCATGAACATACAAGGCTCTTCCGTTACGGTGCATATCAGTTTCCTGCTCTTGCCTTCCGCTTTACATAGATTACAAAGCGTTGCCATTCTTACTCCCCCTGTACCAGCTTTTTCTGATCGCCGAGTCTGTCAGTAGGTAAGTAGTTTTCAAGCATGACGAGTTCATCTAATCCCTCTCTCGGCGAAAGTCCTATCTCGTCCCTCACTTCGTTTCCGTCTACTACACCCTGTTTTCTGAGTTCTCCGTAGACTTCTGCGATAGTCTTTATATCCCAATCCATGAGTGAGCGTATATTGAATTTAACGTACCACTTCGGATTGATTATAAGTTTCTTTGTAAGCTCCTGTTCTATCTCCTGTGCTATGATCCTTACAGTATTAGAAATGAAGTTGTTCCACGCTTCTTTATCGTAGTCTCCTACGCCCAAAACAAAAGGCGGTACTCCCATTATCGAAGCAACAGTTCTTTTGTCTATCTCTACCGAATCAGATATAGCAAGGTCGGCTAGACTTAGAGGCTTTACTGTCTGTACATCGAATTGTTCTGCCGGTATAAGCCAAGGCTCTCCGACATCTGCTGACTTTACATAACTTTCAAGGAGTTTCTGTCTGCCCTCAGGGCTTGAGAACTCATCTGTCATAGCATCGACCTTAACGATGATTGACGGTTTCCACTTGGAACTCATGAAGCCTTTTTTCGTTACTGTAGCCTGTTTGAGGTTATTGGCTATATCCGAGATTATTACTGTCACTCCCCGACCCATCCACGGATAATATCTGTCAGGGTTATCTACGAAGTGAAGCACCTCATCGGGCGAATAGGATTTCCCATCTATCAGAACTTCATAATTCCTTGTGTCTGTGATGCTAGGAATGAATGAGACCCTGCTTGCAGATATCGGCTCGATGTTGGTGATGAGTCCTCTTGAGGTGTAGACCTTTGCAACAGAATTGCCCTTTCCGTATAGAAGAAGATTCATGACTATAGCTTCGAGCCATGTTCTTCTTGTCATGTTTTTGTTAGGTTCTATATCCAATTTCCTTGACAGCTCGTTGAATATCCTTATATCGCCCTTTTCTCCGTTCTGCATCAGCATGATAGGCATGGAAGAAATGAGTGAAGCGATCCTGCGACAGGCTGTGAACACTTCGGGGTTGTCCGATAGTGAGGTGTATCCTGCACAGGCTAAGCTGTCATCATCGCTGACCAAAAACCCTACCGCACTGTTGCTTGAATTAGTTGTTGTGCGGATGTTGCCTATTTTGTTCTCTCTGAAAAATATGCTCATTTAGTACCCCACCATTCACGTGCTTTTTCTCGTTTCTCCATGTTCTCTAGTAGCTGAACAGTACCGAACACCGAAGCATCGAATAAATCTATCCTCTGTTCGGGTGCTACTTTTTCGTACTGAACCATATCGTCTGTTTTTTCTATTGCTTTTACATTCTGAACACAATACTCATAAGCGTCAGAATGCAGATAATACAATTTCTTGTCTTTTGCTTTTTTCTCTATATGTCTGAAACCCTGTGATTTTATGTAGTAGTACTGAGGCTGGTCTACTATCTTGAACTTCTTTGCTTTCATATCAAGGAAGAACTCTCTAGCAAATTTTCTGTCCTGTCCTACTACCTTGATGTTGAATCCCATCTTCCTCATG